CAAAAAAAAGGGCAAGCAATTTTCAAAGCAACCTAAAAAGATTGCAAAGAAAACTGCTCGCCATAGAGCTAGTAACGGTGGACTAATTCAAAATGCTATGGCTACTAGCAAGCCCTGTTAATTGCATCAATCTCTGTTTCAATTTGAGAGTGCATATCACCCGCGATTTCTTTAAAAGACCGAATCGCCGCACGAACTAATACTTGACTGCCCTCCTCTCTAAAAACCTTAGAGATATGTTCATCCGGTAGCTCTGTTTGTTCTGTCATAAGAACACCATCTGAGTCTATGATGATACGAAACCCAATAATCGTTGCGTCTTTAGGCGCTATAACTCGCATGAGTTACCGACACAAGCCAAGGTTTGTGCTCCTTCCGTGAAGTCATCTTCCTCATTAAGATTCCAATCAAACTCTGTTGGAAAATCTTTTACCATCTCATTATATTCTTCTTCAGATATCTGCTCGTATGGAGCCTGTGCATAGCTGTGCTCGTCATACGGCAAGAAAGAGATACCAGAAATAGAATCAAAGTTGTTGTACACCCAGTTACCAATCTCAAGAAACTCAGAGTCCCGATAATAGACAGTAATACTAGGCTTGTGCTCACACCAATGCTCTTGATACTTGGCCCACAACTCTAGCTGTTCCATCCCAGACTGCTCAGAAGCGAACACAGCGGCCTCTGGAGCTTGTTTAGGGAAAGAGAATACCTTGGTACTGGGTGAGAAGTTATCCATCTCACAAGGCACTCCAGCGTCTTCTAAGACCCTGCAAAGAGGGTCACGCATATCAGCCCTGACACGGCGAATGTAGTAAGGTGCATATCGCCCATGAATCCCAGAGGCAGAATCAACTAGCTGAGATACTGTGCCGCTAGGCTTGACGCAAGTAATCGCTGTGCTCTGTGGAATACCTAGACGTTCTGCCCACTCTTTGTTGGTTGCAATAGCAACATCACGCAAATCCTCAAGCAGTAGATCAAGATCCTCGTTCTCAAGAGTTAATAGTGGGTTATCTAAAATACCTGTCAGGCTAACACCCAATAAAGATTCTTCTTCTGTATTAGTCTTCCAAATATTTCTTAGGTATCTGAAGTCCGTGAGGGTGGCTTGGAGAGTTCCCAAGATAGTCGCAATTCGTACTTTTCTCCTGAGAGATTGAGCCGTATCTTGCGGTCTGACGACAACTTCTGAAAGGTTGCATACTTGTGATTTTCTAAGGATGATTTCAGAGCATGGATTTGTTCCGAAATCTCTGTTGCTATCGCGCCTACCGTTTCTTTCAGCTTGTTTTTGGCTTGCGGCTCTGCTGAAGATTCCGCGCTCTCCACTTTTTGATTCATAAAGGCTTCTCCATTCATCTAAGAATTGTTCAAAGGACGGCTTGCTGGTGTAGCAGGCACTGTTGTTTGCAAGCCCACGCTGTGACTCAGTATTATACCAAGCACCGTGCTTTGCTTGCCGTAGCGCATCATCAGAAAGGTCTGACAAACTAATTAGGGCTGATCGTCTGACTCCTCCGACAACGACGATTTGAGCGATTTTACAGCAAAGATCGTGGCATTCAAGGGATGTAAGCTTTCGTCCAGCCGCTTCCTTAAATGTTCTAACTGTAAATCGGAAGAGGTCAATAAGAGGTTCCGCGCCGCTTGCTCTACCTCCAAAAGTTTTAAGTGAGGAACCCGCAGGTCGAACTCTAGATGTATCCCATTCTGGTACTTGACCACTATACAGCAACGATACCAACTCCCGATACGATTTCGCCCATCCAACTTTTGAATCCGGTACGTGTATGACTGTATCTGTTGCATGAAATTCCTCTGCAATCTCTGGGAGTTTAGAAATGTATTGGTCTTCAACGCTGTAGCCAACGCCTGTACCACACATAAGAACGTACATCATCTCATCAAAAGATCTAGGGCTGTCAATTGCAATGTAGCTACAGTTAAAGCCTGCCATATTATCACGGTCTAGTGCTGGTCCTGCTGTCATCAAAGCCCTCATGGAAGGCATAACCTCTAGCTTGTGAATAGCTTGAAAGATTTCTACACGCTCTTCATCAGTAAGTTTATCACCCCAATACCTTATGTATCGGGTAATTGTTTCTTTCCATGTTTCTCGTCTTTCTTCTTGTGGAAGATAGCGAGCATATCTGCTCTTATGTATGTATTGTTGATAGGCGTCCAATGTTATTCCTCCAAATCTTCTAGATCATTTAAGTCATTGATATTTAATTTATATTTATTTCTTTTTTTAATTGGCTTGTACTTCTCTTCATCTCTTTCTTCATGTTTTTTTCTTTTGTGCCGACTAAATTTTTCTAGTCTCTCACGCTTACGATCATTCATCATCGCTTAGGCTCTCCCTCTTAGAAGCATCTATCCAAGAGGATGGAATGCTATCTTCAGAAAACCATCGGAACCCTTTTGAAGAGGCCCACTCCGCGTGATTACGTTTTGTGCCGTCCTTTCTTCGCTTGGCTTGAGGCATCGGAGCATCTGGGTCAGCAAACAAAAATACTAACTCAATATTTTTGGGTAACGCTTTTGCGATCCAAACATACTTGTTGTATTCATTGTGATCCCAGAAGCGTCCTTTCGCTTCTAGATAAATTTTTTTACCGTCTACCTCACGAATAAAGTCTGGATGGTACGTATGCTCAACAACATATTCCGTCTTTTCAGAATGTAAACTCCAATCATTAAGTATGCCTGAGTGTAGCTCATACTCCCAATTGGAATCATACCCCCTTACAGGCGCTTTATCGACAGGCCTTTTTACTCTACGGCGTCTATAGCCTTTTTTTATTTTAGGTTTCAATGGATTGTTATTGGTTCTTGAGGTTCAAAATAAATGTGTAGGATAGTGTACAACTCAAACAAAAGTTCTTCGTCTATCACCTCTTCTTCAGCCAACTGTTTAGCGCAGTAAAATATTAGTGCCTCCAAACTTAAAGGCTTCATGTTAAATCATCATAGTTATAACTGTCAATAGGCTTAGAAGGATTTCTTCTAAAAAGTTTTTTTAGCCTACGCCGTGTCCACTTCTCTGTGAATGACGAATTAAATATTTGATTATCGCTAAAGTAAAATGGAGACTGATTCAAAAAGTCTTTGTAATTATCAACGGTAATCTTATTTGACTCTTCTTCGTTTGGCATCAAACTTTTTAGCCACTGCACAGAAATAATGGGTACATGGCGATTAATTTTCTTCATTATTTTTCTGTTCATACTATCTCTTCAACTCTTGGGGCAACCTCCACATGAGTAAGGTATGTTGGGCCATTCGCATATTGAAAAACCCGCAGACCCTGACCATTGTTTGCATCTTTGTAACACTCAAATTTGTATGGGCAGTACGTACAACTACGATGCAGTTTCATGTTGCCTTTCTTCCCCTCTGGTACAGATTCATAACATCTTGGTGGTGGCGTAGAAAGCTTTAGGGCTTTCTTTACACCTTGTATTTGAGTGTTGATACTGGGCTTGTCAAGCTCTTCAGGGCGATATAAACACAACTCACCACTCTCTTTATTGATTACAAGGAAGCCACCCTCAGAAGAGTTCTCAGCCTCCTCATAGCCAGCAAGCTGAGACATATAACCAAAAGGATCGTCCTCTCGTAGCCGCCCCTCACGGAATTTATTAAACGAAAACTTAGATGCGGTCTTTATATCAACCACCTCTCCATCAATCTTACAATCAATATGGCCCTTAACACCTTTGACCGTAACCTCTTTCTGCTCATCTGTGACGTTATGGCCAGACGCACGAACAAGCATAAGAAGAATCTCTTCTAAGAGATGCCCATAAAGAAATTTAATTTGTAAGGAAGGGGATGGAACTGACGTTTCAGATGGTAGGTTTTGTTCATACCAAAGCTGTCTAGCGGGGCGACCAACATTGGACATACGGAGAGAAAACTCTGCGTTTCTGTCAGATGGCCTCGCCCAAGCAAGAAGCGAGTCTTTGATACGAGACACGGTAAGATCTAGATTCTCCTCTGATAAATTAAATTCACGACCCTCAGACAACTCTGAAAGCTGTGAATAAATATCGTCTATCAAGGTGTCAAGTTTCATTTACGATGCCTTACAAATCGACACTTGCGTGTCTGTGAATTGTAATGAAGATACTGCACACCCAGTTCTTTTTGAAGCGCAGTCTTTGAAGACAACCTACCATCCTTATAGGACTTGACATCTATTAAAGTTATCTCGCCCTCTGGATTCATCGCAACAATATCTACTGGACCTGTGCATCCACAGTTTTTGAAAACATGGTAACCGTGATCCCACAGCCATGTAACAGCGTAGTGTTCTGCTAAATCACCGACTCTGTTCGGCTCGTGTTCTCTCGACATATTCATTATTCCTTATAAGTTTATATTCCCACAGCCCCCGCGTTCTATCCGATCTAGCCCTACGATCAACAATATGAGAGCCAAATTTTTCTTTGCGAAAATCTCGCAAGTAAGCAGAGACACTTGCTTCAGGCCTGCCTGTTGCTTCTGATATTTCAGAAAGGGTATGCCAAGCATCATCCCCCATAAATTTAAATACTTTATCTCTTCCAGTTTTCAATCTGGAATAATCATACTGTGCAACGTATGGGCTTGCATTTAAAAATAACTCTTGTTGCTCCATGTCGGCGCTGTTCATTTCTAAGTTCCTCAGTTGAATTAACCAAACGTGACCTTTCCTCTCAGCATCTACAAAGATAGCGATAGTAATAAAGAACATCGCCAGTAGAATTAAATGCGCGTACACACTGCCACCAAAGTAATACCAGCTTCCAGCCCACAATGCAAACGCACCGCTCCATGCCACAGACAAATAAAACATTAAAAAGAATCTAGTCGTGGGATCGGGGATGTGGCGTAGCGGATTTATTTTATGATCAAAGATATAGTTGTACCAATCAAAGAGCCATAGCCCAAACCTCTTCATGCTGGCTTTCCTCTACGCAAACATATTGTTTCTAATACTACGTAATCAAAGCAGAGGCGATAAGGCTGGCGAGTGCATATTTCGTCAATCCTATCTCTTGTAGTCCACTCTAAACATGGCTCATCTTTAGATGTCTGATAAGTGCTACAAGATAATAAAAAACAAAGTACAAAAAAAATGCTAGTGCGTTTCACTCCAGTTATCTCCTATCTTGTACTCACCATCAAGAGGGCAAAATAATTTTAGCTCCTCACCCGACCTCTTGATTGCATCAACCCCCAGTTGTCCTGTTGAATCAGCTACAGATTCTTTTACTTCTAACTGCCACTCATCATGCACATTACAAACAAAGTGAGCGTCCAGCATATTAAGTTTAATTAGCTCATTCAGATGTATCATTGCCTGCTTCATAACAATTGCACCAGCACTCTGGAGCAGGGTGTTCAGTGCCGCGTGTTCAGAACGAACATATAACTTACGCCCGTCTAACCCTTTGAGGAAGCCTTTGGAAGCCGCTCTTCCAACTGTATCTTTAAGATGTTTAAATGCTGGGAGATTATCAAAGAAACGCTTTCTAAGTTCCGCACCATCACGTTTGTCTCCTCCAACCACACTGCCAAGCTTTGCATCTCCTGCTCCGTATAAGAGGGCATAGATAAATGTTTTCGCCTGATTTCTTGATTTAAGCCCTGCAAGTTTTTGATTAGCTGAGTGTATGTCTCCGTGCAGTATTTCATTTTTAAAGTCCTCATCTTTCATGTAGTGAGCCAGCATTCGTAGCTCAAGACTACTAGCATCGACACCCACTAACTTATAGCCGTCAGCAACCGTCCAACAAGCCCGACACTCTTTGCCATAAGGCGCTGATAGGTTAGGAACCTGTGCCATGTTTGGGCTGTTGTGCGTCATGCGGCCTGTGATAGTTCCGTTTGGATTCACAAAGCCGCGCACACGCTCATCGTCGTGAGACTCTTCAAGCCAAGAAGACACCTGTGCTATTCGCTTCTGTAGGAGAAGGTACTCAGCAATCAGAGTGGCTTCTGGAATATCTTTAATTTTACTCAGGGTAGACTCATCC